CAACAATGTGTTGTGCTTGGGACAGAGTGATTGAGAGACACTGCAAGGCCATGGCGTCTTTTGGATCTTTCAACCCAGTGAGCTTGGCAGCAACGTCAGAAACAGTTGCTTCGATGGCTTGGCATGTCTGACTGTTGTCAAATGAGCCAAAATCGCCAGCGACGCAATGCTTCCCAAAGAAGCCAAGCAATCGTGAAGCTGTGTCCCATTCCTCACTCAAAGGATTGATCCCGACACAACATTCATTCTCAAGCCTGCCTTCAATGACGCTGTTGCACATGGCACCGAAGTACATTCGGTAAATGATTGTGAACTCAAGCGGACATGCGGCTATCAGTCGTGTTTTCATGTCATCAACTGATTCGTTTGGCCTTGTCTCGTCTTTCATGAGATCCATAAAAACAACTTCTGGCACTTTACCAGATTCCAGTTGCTCAATGTATCCCATGACCCTCTCTCTGATTTCGTTGAGTTTCGGGTTGTCAAGATCATACTCCTCACCGTATCCAAGAATTGACTTCTTGCCGTCCCGGACTTCGGGATCCTGGCAGAGTGGCCAACCTGGTGACGTGTTCCTCGGAATCTTCTTGAAAGACTTGAGTTCGGGATGTCCAACAATCGCCTCCTCGAAGGTGAGTTTCATCCCTTTGTTCTTCATGCTCTTGTCTAATTTTGTGTAGACAGCACGAGCGCATGCAGCAAGGTCCTCCTCGTCAAGCGTGACATTGAGAGCGTCCTGCTTCTTGAGCGCTTTGTTGAGAGCCTGCCTGTTCAAAATTGCAGGTCTCTTGCTTGGAGTGTCCATGAGCCCATAAAGCTGCGACTTTCTGATTGCAGACTGCATGGGCTGGAAGACTGGCTTGTCGACAGTCCGCACAATCATGTGCGAAGTTTCCTCGTCGATCAAACCCGATTCAGTGCACACTGGAAGAACACCCATGCAGGGCTCTTCTTCAAAGCGTGCCATCATCTTGTCAAGCACTTCCCTTGTCACGACACTGGCAAAGCCCCTCTTTGTGGGGCCATCGTCATTGCCTCCCATATGGATACCAATGATCCTTTCAGAATGGTTGGCATATGAGCCGGTGTACATGATCAAGGAACCGCAATCACCACGAATGGTGTCTGCACAGTACGTGAAGATCTGATTGTGAA